AAGTGCGTTCAATCTCTTCAACACGCTCTTGAGTCACTTCAAGGTTCCAGCGACCACGATCTGTCTTGAAGGATTCAAGGCGACGAGTAACAGTCTGATAATTGAGACTGCGAGAGGCACAGAATCCGCGAATGTCACCAGCGGAAATTTCAGTACCAAAGGAAGATCGGAGATCAGAAATCAGTTGTTCGTCAGTCACGGAAATTTTGCGAGGCATAATGTAGTTAGGTGTGTTTCATTTGAACTCTCATATTATACACATAAAAAAGGGGCAGGTAAGTGCCCCATGTGACGGTTTGGAAAGTGGCATCACCTTCTCAGATTCAATTAATATTTGGTCTGGTTTTTATTTTTCTCAAATCTTGACCATGCATGGTATTTCTTGGATCACCACCAGCATCGACAGTAGATTTAATCGCTCTCATTTTTTTAGATTTTAACTTAGAGCTTTGTCCAACATAAGAATTTGGTCTTTTGAGATAATCACGCTCATGTTTAGCAGCCTTCTTATTTACTTTATCACTCGGAAATTCTTTTTTTTCCTCACCAAAGATTTCTTCGACAATACTATGTCTCCACTCTTCACTCATATTTGTCATAATTACTAATGCATTCTGATTGGTATCAGCATAACCTTCGGCAACTAGGTACTCAAGAATATAATCAAAATTATCTACAAATTCTTCTGCCATTTTAGTAGTATAAGTTCCTGCTTTTCCAGTTGAAGGATTTGTCCATTTAAAAGTACCTTTCGACCCTTTTAATCTTCTTTCTGTTGCAAAAGCAGCATCAAAACTCTTTCTTACATCTTCACCAGTAAATTTTGTCTTTGGTTTTTCGATATTTGATACACCTGATGGGGATGTTGCTTTTTGTTGTTTCTTTTGCTGCCTTTCAGAATCAGCAGCGGCTGCTCCAGCTGCAGCAACTCCAATTGCTGGACCAAGTAAGGATTTTTTAGATGGTTTTGCTCCACCAGTTCCAGGTCCAGATCCAGTTGCATATTTTTCTAAACCTGGATATCTCATATTTCCAGTTTTTTCTGTTGGTGATAAAGTTGCACGAACAGTATGAGTTAATCCACCTCCTCTTGGTGGTTTACCTCCACCAGTAGGTGGTTCTGGAGTTTTTTGGGATGGTTTGGTTGCTGGTTTAGTTGAAGGTGCTACAACGCTTCTCTGTGCTTGTCCAGGAGTAGTTTTAGATTTGGATGAAGAATCTGATCCCCATGCTGGTTTTGGTGCTGCAGTAGATTTTGGTAGTTTTCTAGTTCCTACAATACCACCACCAATCATTTTATTTAATCTTTGAATTTCCTGCCCTTGAGGTGATAATCCAGTTTTTAGAGTAGTAGTTGTTGCTAATTTTCCTCCTGTTGTTGCTGAAGGTGTTGGTTTTGGAAGTGCTTCAGGTTTAAATTTTGGTTTTGGACCTCTAGTTGTTGCTAATTTTCCTCCTGTTGTTGCTGAAGGTGTTGGTTTTGGAAGTGCTTCAGGTTTAAATTTTGGTTTTGGACCTCTAGAAGTTTGACCAGCAGCAGGAAGTGCTTTTGGAGCAGATTTAGGTACAGATGCCGCAACAGTTCTGACAATAGGAGTGGTCATTTGCTTTAAGGCATTAGTAACAGGTTTAAGTCCTGCCATATGACCCATACCTAATGCTAAGCTTGTTGCTAAAGTATCAGTAATTCCTCGTTTTGCAACATAACTAGGAGTCATTCTTCCAGATTTTGCTGCTGGTTTTGATGCTGAAGTAGGAGTTGCTGCTTTTTTTTGAGCAAGCATTTCACCATACCTATTTGCCTTTTCTGGTTCTGGTGGTTTTCTTGCTGCTCTTGCTGCTTGTGTTCTAGCAATATCATCAGTCTTAGCAGCACCACTTAATGCTTTTCCTTTAGAACTTAATCCAGTTGGTCTAAGTCCTTTCTTGACCATTGTTTTGGTAGAAAGTCCTCTTGCAGCGGGCGTAGTTTTTTTAAAAAGACCACCAGCAAATTTTAATCCTTTCGATATGGCACCTGCACTAACTTCAGTAATATAAGATTCATCTAATAATTCTTCTTGAAGACAATACTCAAATACATCATCTACAAAAGTTTCTACAAGATCATTATAAATGATTAAGTTTGCAAAATATTCAGTTTCTTCAATACTTTCAAAAATATTTGCATCTAAACAAAATTCTACAATATCATCAAATATATTTTCTTGCGTATAATATATTGATTCGTATACATCCCTAATATCTTTTATATTATATGAATCCATATGAGTTGTTAATTTTTTAAATATTTATAAAAAAGGGGGTGAGAATTGAATCCTCCCCCCATAATGCTATTAAGCAACCAACTCAATAAACTCACCCAGAACTTTTTTGTTCATTTTCTTGGTTTTCAGACTCTTCACAAAGGCACTTTTAATTTGTGACTTGGAAGCATCTTCAGACACAGAGAACTCAGTATCTTGAGAAAGGGCACTTCCAGAAAGACCAAAGTAAATGTGATACCCAGCATTTTTGAGAGAAAATGCCTTTTCTTTCTTCCAACTATTCATCGCCTTGTCGTATTGATCACCATAATACCCACAGTAACGACGGATAAAGGAACCATGATCCCGACTCTCAAGAACACGAATACCGATGAAGTTAATATCGGTAAATTTATCCCGAAGATTGCGAAGAAGAATATTGGTAATATCCCACCAGTTACCACCAAGATTATAGGTGTTTCCAGTTTTACGATCCCGAAGAATCGTGGTGGAATCTAAACTACATGTTCCAAGATAGGGTTCGTTTTCCCACCTACGATTGAATTCCTTGTGATAATTAATGGCCTGTCCTTCACCATCAGTAAGAACAACACACTGAACCTTCTGAAGTTTATTCTCCTTCTGAAATTTGGGAAGAATTTCATGAAGGGAAATCATCGCCTCATTCAGAGGAGTTCCAGAAAGAGTGAGACCAGGTGGAATGGGATAGGAATAACCCCCAAGAGACTTAGCAACACGAAAGATGTTCTTCATTTGCTCCTCAAGAGTTTTACCATTTACTTTACTGGTAAAGAGATTCATCATAGAGAACCATTCACCAATTTGAAGAAGACCATTACGCTTCTGATAGGCAGTTTGGCGAGTCTTACTAACCTTACCGTCTTCATAGGAAACAACAGGATAGTCATTAGTGAAGGCATAAACCTCAAAAGGAATAGCAACCTTCTTACAGAACCACATCAGGTTATAAAGTTGCTTGATAGTATCAAGCATAACGTCTTGCATAGATCCAGACCAATCCAGAATAAACACAAGACCGTGATTCTTACCGTTGGCAAGAGTAGTCACTTTCTTGAACAGATCCTCATTATACTTGTAGGTATGAAGTTTAGAACAGTCCAGAATACCAGTTCGGGCAGTTGTGGCACGGGCATAAGAATCTGCTGCCTTACGACATTCAAACTCTTTTACCAGATAGTTGACTTCCTTTTGAGCATTACGCTTGAACTCAAGAAACTGCTTATCAAAATGATCAAAAGACACATAAGAAGAATTCTCTTCCCAAGTCTTCTTACATTTATCGTGAATTTCCTTGTTAGAAACGATAATCTGCTTCAGATCAAGTTTAGGAATCTCCACATAGGTGTTCTCCTGAACATTATGAGAAACAAGATTCTTAAGAGATTCCTCAAGAGAATTCATCGTTTTCACTTCAGGATCATTCGTTTCTCCACCTTCGGAAGAAGTCTTATCGGGTTTTTCAGTTTTTTCAGAAGAAGTTTTCTTCTCACTTTGCTCACCCTGATCTGAATCAGGGCGATTATTACCATCAGTTTCTTCAGCATCATTCTCACCCTCTTCCAGATTCTCAAAATCAGAGGCACCAGAATTAGAAGAAGACCCGCTGGTTTGATTTTCAGGAGAATTCATATCATCAACAGATTCTTCCTGTTTGTCTTGCTTACAGAAATTATACAAAACTTCTGCGGCATCAAGAACCTGTTCAAAGGTTTCGGTGACACCAATCATATCAACAATTTCTTGCTCATTAGCATTAAAATCAATCTTCAGGAAGTTGCCAACCTTGAAGTAAAGATTTACCTTGTCGGCAAGATTATAGTTGGTGACATTATCATCACCAATCAAGAAGAAATCTTGATCCTGAAGTTCCTTATAACCACTGTAGAAGGTCTTGGCAAGACCAGGATAACGACGCTTCATCAGTTTCTCAACACGCACATCCTCCACCACATTCACAAACTGCGGAGGAATCTTGCGGTCTTTGATCCAGTCCTCATCGGGAGTTTCAAGAGCATGTCCAACTTCATGCCCCACCAGAAGGTCATAGACGGTACTACTTGCCTTTTCCCACATAGGAAGCGTGAGCACACGGGTGTGAACATTAAAGCAGGCAGTCTCTACCTTCTTGTGCTCAACCACAAGGTCTTCGGTAGCAAGCAGGCGGGCAAGGTGGGACTTGATTTCGTGATTGACGGTCATAGTGATTTGCTTTGAATGGGCACATCATACAAAAAAAGAGGGTGGTGAGACCCTCTAGTGTGCCAGTTTTGGAAGTGGTTTCAGTTATTAGAATAATACTTATCTGGATTTTCCTGTTTAGATAATGGTTTTTCTTTATTATACTTCCCTACAACATTTCTAATAGTTTGCCTATCTCCAAGTTCCTTTGCCCTTTTTGACCTTTCTTCTTTACTTCTTCTTGGTGGCCTAGATTCCTCAACAATACTCTCTCTCCACTCTTCACTCATATTTGTCATAATTGCCAATGCATTCTGATTAGTATCAGCATAACCTTCAGCAACCAGATACTCAAGAATGTAATCAAATAAATCATTTTCTTCCTTTACTGGACGATAATCTCCACTTGATTTTGTTGGGGTTTTTCTACCTTTACCGACAGGAGCAATTACTTTACCGATTGCTTTGATTACCGGATTCTTAGCAGCCGCATCAAGTGCTTTACCTACATTCTGCTGAAGATCTTCGGAAAGAATTTCCTGATCTTCGGATTGAGTGTAGACAGAAGCATAAGCTTCCATCAATCCTAACATTTCTTGATCTCTCATTTTACACAAAGACTTTTTAAATATTTATAAAAAAGAAGCGTCTCTAGAGTTGAGACGCTTCTTGAGTGCTTGGCGACGTGCCTTTGCTTGTCGGAGTGCTTGCGGTTTTAGTTTACGCTTCTGAGGTTTCCCAGAGTTGTGTTGCCAGTTGGGGAGTTTCATTTGTCCTCTGTTTCTTTGGATATCATACGAGAAAAACCCTTTACCTTTTCAAACTGAAGGACACTTTCAAATTTGTCATGCAGATCTGCCTTATGAGAAATCACAAATATATTAGCATCCTTTATGACATAACGAATAATCTTAAGAAACTCATCGGTTCCAAATCCATCAAGTGAAGAATCAAATACCTCATCCATAATCAGCAAGTTCGTATTCGCAGAATTCTTAACTCTTGCCACTTCTCTCCAAGTAAAAAGTAGTGCCAAATCAATTCTCATTTTTTCACCCTCACTGAAGGAACTATAAGAAAAGTCTTCATGAATGGGAGATTTTACAGTTTCATTAAACTCTTCATCAAGATGGAAATTAATATAAAAATCCATCATCTGAAGATAACGATTGACCTGCTGATTAATGAATGGAAGATACTTCTTGATGATCTTCGTCTTTACACCATCATCCTTGAGTAAGGAATAGGCAAAATCGTAATAAACGATTTCTTCTTTTTTCTCTGAAAGGTCTTCAAATGTTTTTTGGAGATTGTCTTTAAATTCTTCTAACTTCTCATGTTCAGTATTTCGGTTTTCAAGTTGATTGGCAATTGTTTGAATTTCAGTTTCAAGATCTCGGATTTGTCGCTGGTTAAGTGATATCCGAGTATTGTTTTGAGAAATCTCATGATTGAGTTTCGTAATCTCCTTAGATAGAACTAGAAATTGACGCTCTCTTTCTTGTTCTAATTTTATAGTCTCCTCAAGTTCATTAAAACCTTTCTGGAGTTCTTTTGCTTTATTTTGAGCGTCTTCAATTCTATTTAAACGAAATTCATCTTCAATCGTTTGAGTACAGGTGGGGCATACCGTATTTTCAGAGAAAAACTTATGGTCTTTGGTAATCACAGATACCTTTTGAGATAATTTGCCCTTAAGATTATTTAATTTTACTAACTTATCACCAGCACCAATTACTTCTTCTTGTTCCTTTGTGAAAGAAAACACTTCTTCTTCCGTTCTAGAATTTTCCTTTATATAAAGTTCAATTTCAGTATCTAAATCGAAAATTTTCCGTTTATTGTTACTTATATTAGTATTGCCACGATTCTCAAGTTCTTCAATAAAGTTCTGCTGCATCTTCATCTTTTCCTTAAGAGTCTCTTTCTTAAGATCAAGAGATTTAATTTGATCCTTCTTTTCACGAATTTTATCTTTAATGAGAGAATTCATTGCAGAGAAAATACGAATATCCAGAAGATCTTCAATTACTTCCCGACGATGTGCGGTAGTTAGTTGCATGAAAGGTACAAAATTACTTGAACCCAGGATTACAATTTGGACGAAACTACGATAATTTACCTTTAAGATATTTTCTTCTAAAATTTTTTGATTTGCTCTATCGTCTGCTTCTTTGTGAAGTTGAACACCATTTACTTCAATATCAAATATGTTTGGTTTAATACCCCTACGAACAAGATACTTTCTACTGTTGATGGAAAACTCAATTTCCACAACACAATCTTTTTCATTTACAGTATTAACTAATTGAGGTTTATTGATCTTACGAAATGGTTTATTAAAAAGAACAAACGTAAGTGCATCTAGAACAGTAGATTTACCTGCACCATTTGTTCCAATAATTAAATTTGTATGATGTTTTTCAAAATTAACTTCTGTCCAGTTATTACCAGTGGAAAGAAAATTTTTCCATTTAATCTTGTGAAATACTAACATTTTTAGGGGGAATTACAATATCGTCAGGTGTAATCACGGCATAAAGGTAATTATACATCTTACAAGTCTTTATGGCAAGTTCATCATCAACTTCAACCACATCCATTTCAGTTTCTTCTTGATCTTCTAGCATTAAAGCATAACGAGTTGCATCATCTTCTTCTTCAAAGAGAAATAAAACCTTATGACCATATTGATCTTGAACTGCATATGCTCCGTCGTCTTTTCTGTCCTTAAGTGTAAGAAGAAACATTATTCTATTTCGCAAGCTTGTTGATATAAATCTTGAAAAATTTCTTTGATGGTGTTCTTATCAAACTTAAATTCTGCTTCATCAATATAACGATTTAAAATAGTAAGAGTATTCTCATCTTCACCAATTTCAAAATCTTCATTTTCTTGTACTTCAAAGTTCTCAATAATTTTTAATTCTTGAACACCTGATGTATAGAGTTTATCAATAAATTTTTCAAAATCCTTTGGTTTTGATTTTTTACGAACAATTACCTTCACGATTTTATTTTTATACTCAGTTGGATCAAATAATTGATATGGAGTGTCCTCGTAATAAATGTTGTAAAATAATTTATAAGGATTGTTAACTGGAGTATGTATAAGGGTTTCCGTATCAAAGATATGAAATCCACGAGTATCATTTACATCCGTCCAATACATTTCGTAAGGATTACCAAGATAGAAGATATATCCATTATCAGAACGAGTGTGGTAATGACCAGAAAATACCTTCTTGAACTTTGCAAAAATATTCGAGTCCAGTCCATGTTCCTCCATAATCAGATTGCGATTTACGCGAAAACCCTGTAGTTCAAGGTGCCCCATCGCAACCTTTGCATTAGTCTTATTAATTTGATTCAAAGTTTCATCATAGTTTTCACTACAAATCCAAGGAACCATTAGGATATTCAGACCACCAACATTAATAGTTTGTGGAGAACTATAAGTTTTAACATTCGGATAGGTTTGAAGAAGCAAACTTGGAGAATTAACGCTATTGGTATTCTTGTAGTAACAATCATGATTACCAATAATCATATGAACATCATATCCCCGAAGAGGTTCAAATACAACTCTCTTTGCCCATTCAAGACTTTGATAATCAATTGACTTACGACTATCAAAGGCATCACCCATATGAATGACTGCTTCTACCCCGTGTTCTTCAAGGGCAGGGAAAAATACATTCTTATAGAAAAGTTCAAAATGATCGTGCAAGTGTTTAGAACCTTTGCGGGCACCATAATGAGTATCTGTTAAAATTGCAACTTTCATCGATTACTGCGGTATTGAATATTATCCTTCATTGAATTATATTCCGAATTGTTGCCAGAAAGTAATCCGTCATCAATTGTCATAACCTCATCAAACCCAGTACGCTCAATAATCTTAGTTTTAATTTCTAACTGTTTCTTTTCCTTTTGAATTCTTCTCAAAAATGCATAATGAATAATCTGAGTAAAATATGCAAAAGGATTCTGTGACCTTTCTGGATTGAAATTATGAATATATTGAACACAATTTTCAATCCCGTCAGAAATCATATCCTCACGGAACATATAATTCACAAAGTTTGGTTTATATGATAAATGAGTCGCAATCTTTAGAAAACACTCTCCCAAATAGTTTGTAATACGTGGTTTAGGAAGACCTGCCTCTTTAGCAGCTGCAACCTTTGTACGATATACAATAAGTGCTTCTAATAATTCTTTATTATTTACATAATGTTCTGGTTTTTTCTTGGACATACATCGGACTCATTTACGATAACTTTTGTTTATTATAGCACATCATCAAAGGGCTTGACAAGATGCTCAAATACCAGTAGACTAGGTTTGTCTCCATTGAAGATGAGAACTTAGCTTTCTTTAATACCTTTAAAGATCTTTTCAAGCCTTTCCCTGGCATGTTCAACTGATGATATATATCCCATTTTAGATGAAGGTTTTACGATACCTGAAGAATTATAAGAGTCAATTGTTTCTCTATCGTTCAGATAATTATTATAAAGTTCAATTATTTTAATATCTTTACTTTCAGTCATTGTAATAACTTTATCAAGTCTTATGATAAAGAAATCATCAGATGATAAATCAATCCATGGTTTAACTTTTACATATGTATTTTTATATTCTTTTGTTATTTTAATTGTAACTGGATTTTGAAGAACAATTAAAGTATCTCCATCATTTTCATCTATAACCACTAGTGAAAATATTTCTTCACCAGACACTAATTTTAAAACGCAATAAAATTCTTCACTCATTGATCTTTTA